ACTACGAAAGCCCAGAACCTATGTCCTATTTTTGAAGGCTAACATAAGATTGTGTCAGAATTAAGGCAATAGAGAAATTAACAGAAAACAGGTTAATTAGGTTTATTGTCCTATATTAACTGGAAGTTAGTTAACCTGGGCTTATATTCCTAATTAACCAAACCCAGGTTAATAGGCTTCCATTCCTACAACCAATGGGATTCTATACCTACAACCAAGGAATATAGTCCCAGGGTATTCTGTACTTTAAGTTACTTCACTTTAAGTATAAGAGTACTTTAAGTATAGGCTCATAAGTATATTTATATTGTCTTTTACTTTAAGTTATTATCGGTAAGTTATTTACTTGGACGATAGACTGATTATCTCCAAGGTTATACTTACCTTTTACTTAAAGCTCAACTTTCTATACTAGGCCACCAGGAGGTATACTAGTACCGCGGGGTGCTGAGGGGGTACTTATGGTTATATACCACTTGTCCATATTTTTCAATAATTTAGCTGTAAATATTACTTGAGTACGTACCCGTCTATACTACCCCACATGTATAAACGATAGTAATTCACCAAAGGGACTCCAGTACTATTTTTTACTTTAACTACTGAAATACTGTAAAATTAGGGCATTTAAGTACTGTTTTAAATTATTTTCACTCTTATGTACGATTTTACTTGACTTTTGCTCAAAAATATGTTATAATATTATATATTACTTAGAGAATAAGAGATAAGGTTACTAGTACTTAAATGTACCTTAGTTAAAGTATAGTACACCGGTAGGTTGACAGTAGTTAAAGAATACATTTACTCTTGTTTATTCTTATCCCTAGCGATTAAATCTCTAGGGTACAGTACTTAAGGTACTTTACTTAAAGTTATATTACTTTCGATCAATTTCATTTATTACTTCCACGATTAGTGGATCATTTATTACTGGGGGCGATCCGCCAGTACTTAGTTAGGTGGAGATTTATTTGTCATCCGAACTCATACAGTCGCTAATCAACAAAGAGACAGGACTAGATGAACGAGAAGAATACTTTCTCGAAGTCCTATTCCAAGAAGCAGATGGCGACATAGAATATGCTATGAAACTAGCCGGATACCCCAAGGGGACGAGCGCCAGTTCCGTAAGAAAGAAACTCTCCAAACAAATTAAACAATACACTAAAGATTATATTGTCTCCCAAACCCCAAGGGCCGCTAAAGAATTGGTTAAGATCTTCCGTGATCCAACCACCCCCGGCGCACTAAATATAATCAAGGTTGCTGAGAACATCCTCAACAGAGGTGATGTCAACAAAGAAGAGGCTAAGTACGAGATGCCTGAGAATGTTATTATTCTCCTCCCTCCGAAGAAGTCCGATGATGAAGGTCTAATAATCGAGCATGACTACGAAGAAGCCGAAACCGACTGATCCGGATGATCCCAACCTCCCTGTAGACCGATGGGCACCCTTCACTAGAAAGATCCCATATGGTGTCGTTAAGACAGGATTTATGGTCGATCCGGACAATCCGCTTCTTCTCATCCCAGATATTAATCATGTCTTCTTCCTAGAGCAGGCATTCGATCACCTTCAGCAAGGTGTCCCTTTAAGACAGGCAGCAGAGTGGGTTTCACAAAAGATCCATAGGGCTGTCTCCCATCAGACCCTGAACAATCTTTACAATACATACCGTAAGCCTTACACCTACACCAAGACCCTTAAGCGTAAGGGTGTTAAGCATGATGCTGATACCAAGAAGGTTATCGGTGAAAAGAATAAAGCTAGGGCTGCAGTTAAGAGGGCAGTGGAAGCAGAAGAAAAAGCTAGACTAAAGAAGCTGGCTAAAATTCCAGAAGAGAAATGGGAAGTTCCTCCTTCCGGGGAAAAAGCGCCAGTACAGAAGGAAGCTTTCTCTGATACACCTGACAAGTTCAAGGTTACTGTCGCCTTTACTCCTACGGAGAAACAAAAGGAATTCCTAAGAGCCACAGAATTTGAAGTACTCTATGGTGGCGCAGCAGGTGGAGGTAAATCCTACGCCATGATCGCCGACCCCATGAGATACTTCCATAACCCTAACTTTAATGGTCTCCTTCTACGTCGTACCAACGATGAACTCCGCGAACTTATTCGCGAGACACAAAAAATGTACCCCAAGGTTTTTGTCGGTGCCCAGTGGCAGGAACAGAAATCTAGGTGGAAATTTCCCTCAGGTGCTGAACTTTGGATGTCCTACCTTGACAGAGACGACGACGTTATGCGTTACGTCGGACAGTCCTTCACATGGATTGGAATCGATGAGTTAACTCAGTACCCCACTCCTAAAGCTTACTTCGTTCTACGGTCACGTCTTAGAACATCTGACCCTGAACTGAAGAAATGTCTTTCGATGCGTTGTACGACTAACCCCGGCGGCCCTGGCCATGGTTGGGTTAAGAAGTTGTTCATCGACCCAGCAGTTCCCGGTGATTCTTTTTGGGCTACAGACCTGGATGGTGAGGTTCTAGTTTATCCCGAAGACGATCCACATACTCCCCCGGAGTTAGCTGGGAAACCTCTTCATAAGAGAATCTTCATTCCTTCTTATTTGTCTGATAACCCCCATCTTGGTGAAGAATATCGACGTAACCTTCTCTCCCTTCCGGAAGATGAAAGACGTAAACTTCTCTATGGTGATTGGTCTGTCGTTGAAGGCGCAGCCTTCTCTGAATGGCAACCTAAATATCACGTAGTCAAATCTCATGAGATTCCTCATGATTGGCTCAGATTCAGGTCTGCTGACTTTGGTTATTCTTCTTACTCTGCTGTTCTTTGGTTTGCCATCGAGCCGGGTACCGGTATCCTCCATGTTTATAGGGAATTATATGTCTCTAAGAAAACTGGTGCAGAACTCGCTGATCTAATCCTTACGATGGAACAGAATGAGAGAGTTAGTTACGGTGTCCTTGACTCTTCAGTCTGGCATCAAAGAGGTCACAATGGTCCATCCATTGCAGAAGAGATGATCGCTAGAGGTTGTAGATGGAGACAGGCAGACAGAACTGCAGGTTCTCGTATCGCTGGTAAGAACAGACTTCATGAACTCTTAAAAATCGATCCATACCTCGAACGTCCAGCTATTGTCTTCCACGATAAGTGCAGACAGGTAATTGCTGACCTACCGATGATCCCTAAAGATCCAGACGGTGGCGAAGATATCGATGATAAATACGCATCTGACCACAGTTATGATGCTCTTCGTTATGGTATTATGTCACGTCCTAAAACCAATATTTGGGGTGAAGCATGGGATGACAGAAAACCTGTTAAAAAATGGCAACCCGCAGATGCGGTATTTGGATATTGAGGATTTATAAAATGAAGAACCCTAGAGGTAAATATAAAAACGATGGTTCTCTGATGCGTAGAACTATTACTCCAGACCCTAAACGTCCAGATAATCCTTTTGTCGAAATATCTGGTGCTTTAGATGGATACCACGATAATCCTAACACTGGCAAAGGTGGTCCCACTAAGTATTCTAATAAGAGAGACTCTGGTTCTGGTAAGACTTCTAAAGGTTTTCTTAAGCACACTATTAAAGGTAAGCAGTAATGACTAAAAAAGCTAAGAAAACCGATCGTGTACGTCCTACGTCTGTCTCTAGGCGCATGGGCGGTCCTATTAAATTTAATGACGATACTCTAAATAGATTTGATCAAGACAAGAAACCTACGGATAAGGGTGCTTGGGAGATTATGGGTAAAAATCGAGATCTGGAAAAAGCTATTGAAAAGAAAAAGTCTAGTGGCGGTTTCCTCAAGCACACTATTAAAGGTAAATGCTAATGGGTAATAAAAACGACAAAGGTAATAATAAAACTCCTTTAATCAGTTCTAACCCTAATATGAATCGTGGTAATACTCCCTCTAACCCTGTTAATAATAAGGGTGGAAATAATGGAGGCAACAACGGTAATAAGGGTAATAATAACGGGAACAAAGGTAAGAACGACGACAAAGGCAAGGACAAAGATAAAGGTCCTGACAAGCCTAATAAACCGGGTAAAACTGGCGGTGGCGATATCATCATGATGCCGGAACAGAAGACACCTAAAATGAAGGGTCCTGTTCCTGACAACACCGATTATCTTGGTAACATTCCCGAAGGTTACACGAAAAAGACTCGTGGTAATTGGCGCTCTGATTCAAATAGTCGACCACCTGATCGTCCATTTTTCAAACACAAAATTAAAGGTAATTGACAATGGCTAATAAAACTATCGCAGACCGTCTAGCTGCTGCTGAAGGCACGGGTGAAGAGGCCAAGTTCCACGCAACTGATGCAACCTCGTCTGGTACTGAATATGATTTCTCTCCCACTGGTCTTGCCTCTTATTTGGCCTCAGTTGACCTCGTAGTCGCTGGTGATGATGGTCTTGATGCTGGTACTGTCCAAGAAGCACTTCAGGCTCTAGCGACCCGTATTGCAGCCTTAGAAGTCTAAGGAGTAATTAATGTCATTTGTAGATATGCCTTCTACCTCCGCACCATTGGAAGTAGGACCTTCCGTAATGGAAGCACAGTCGATGGGTTTGGAAGAGGGTGTTTCTCAAGAAGCACTACGTGAAACTGATCCCATTGTTGATTTTATCATGGAACGTTTTAATCGAGCGAATGACGAACGTGCTCAACATGAGAGACGTTGGTTAGATTGCTTCAGAAACTACCGTGGTATGTACGGTTCTACTACTGCTTTCACAGACACTGAAAAATCCAGAGCCTTTATCAAAGTAACTAAGACTAAAGTTCAAGCAGCATATGCCCAAGTAACTGATGTTTGTTTCGCTGGTAACAAGTTCCCAATTGCAATTGAACCTCCGAATCAGTCTTTGACTGTTGAAGATGCAGTTCATTTTGATCCTAAAGATCCAATGCAGGGACAACAGCAGCAGCCTTCTCTTAAGGCTAATCCTCAGATGGCTCCGCATATTGCTAAAATCTTTGGACCTAAGCAACAGATGCTTCAAAAGGTTCAAGACAAACTAAAATCAGGGGTCGGGCTCACCCCCACGTCCGTCACTTTCGAACCCGTGAAGGATGCAGCGAAGAAGATGGATAAAAAGATTCAGGACCAACTTCAGGAAGCAAACGCTTCGAAGTCCCTGAGAGCCACAATTCATGAGGCTTGTATCTTTGGTACCGGTGTTTATAAGGGACCATTCGAGCTTCAAAAAGAATATGGTAAATGGGATGCCTCAGGAGCTTATACTCCTCTGACCATCACTATCCCGGATATGGAACATGTCTCCATTTGGAACTCGTATCCTGATCCTGATGCAATGAATATGTTTGAAGCTGAATACTTCATCCAGAGACATAAACTCTCCAGAACGCAGCTACGTGGCCTTAAGAGCCGTCCTATGTTCCGTGGTAAGAACATTGAGAAGCTTATCGAAGAAGGTCCCAATTATGTTGCTCAATGGTGGGAATCGGAACTCACTGATGACTTTGATTCTACAGTGTATGAAAGATTTGAAGTCTACGAATACTGGGGTATCATTGATGCTCAAACAGCTAAGGAAGCTGGTCTGAAGGTTCCTAAGGAATATAAAAACTATGATGAATTTCAGGTGAACATCTGGATCTCTGGTGATTATTGCATCCGCTTAGTAATTAATCCTTTCAAGCCAATGCGTATTCCCTATTTTGTAGTTCCGTATGAAGCTAATCCTTACTCCATTTGGGGTGTCGGTGTTGCTGAAAACATGATGGACTCTCAGCTCCTGATGAATGGTTTCATGAGAATGGCAGTCGATAATGCTGCACTCTCTGGTAATCTAATTTTTGAAATCAATCAGGATATTCTTGAACCCGGTGAAGACCTAGACATCTACCCAGGTAAAGTGTTCAGGAAGAGTCTTTCAGCTCAACCCGGTCAGAAAGCAGTTGAATCCCACAAGTTCGATAATGTCACCCAAGAAAACATGATGATGTTTGATAAGGCTAGACAGCTTGCTGATGAAGCAACTGGTATTCCTTCCTACTCTCATGGTCAGACAGGTATCCAGAACACTGGTAAGACTGCCGCTGGTATGTCTATGCTCATGGGTGCTGCAGCTCAGAACATCAAAGACGTCGTTCGTAACTTTGACGATTATTTGTTTGCTCCTCTCGGAAGAGACCTCTTCTCTTTCAATATGCAATTTAACTTTGATAAAGACTTTATTGGCGATGTCATAGTTGTTGCAAAGGGTACTGAATCTCTTATGAGAAACGAACTTCGTTCTCAGAGACTTCTTCAGTTTGCACAGTTTGCAGCTTCTAATCCTTCTATGGCTCCCTATGTCAAATGGGATTATATCTTGAGAGAATATACTGCCTCTCTTGATCTCGATGAAGATAAGGTTGTCAATGATCCTAGAGCTGCTGCAATTCAGGCTGCTGAGTTCGCTAAGTTCCAACAGATGATGGCTCCTCCTGCACAGGCAGGTCAACAGGCTCAAGCTCAAGGTAATGGTCAAGTAGCAGGGGCTTCGGTCCCTAGTCCGGATGATCCCACAGGGACAGGCAATGGTAACATAGCTCCGGGTGCTGCTCCAGGACCAGAGGCTGAAGGCTTCTCAGGAACAGCAGGTGAACCTCAAGAATGATTGATCCCAAACTAATTCAATTAGTCCATGACCAAAACGCAATGGAAGCATTAAACGCTTACCTAACCGAAAGAGTCGAAGCACTAAAAGAATCTCTCGTAATGGCGGCAGATACCACTGAGGTCGTACGGCTTCAGTCCGCCATTCAGGAGCTTCGAAAATTAATGAACTTAAAGAAAACAGTTTTAGCTAAGAGGACTTAATATGGCAGGTTATATTCCAGAAGAGGAATACGGTTTCTATACCGGCGAATTCTTTGATCCTCTTAAGTATGAAGCTATGGCTCAGGGGAAGTATGCTCCTGATAAGGATGATCCTCCGAAACAAAAAGACAAGAAAGATAAAAAGGACAAAGACAAGGGTAAAGACGACAAAGGCAAAGATGATGAAAAGCCTAGTATGAATATTACTCGTCAACTTGTTCGTAATGAAGATGGTACTGTAGGTGTCCAATTTATCGACATGGATACTGGTCGAGTGGTTCAGAACCCTTATGGTGAACGTAAGGATATCTGGACTGCACAGACTAGTCTTGATGACATTCTCAAGGATGCTAACATCGGCTATGGTAAAGGTAAGAAACCTAAGGGTGGTAAGGATGCCCCAGCTGTACAGGCAGAGATCATTGGTTACGACAGAAAAGGTCGTGCTATTATCAGAAGCCAAGGTGGAGTTACTAGCTACGGTGTAAGGGCTGATGCTCCTGCATCTTTTGCT